TTCGCCGCGTTAAACGTCGCAATAAGCTCATCATCCGATACATCCGCCGACCGGGCTAACAATTGTTTAACCCGGCCAGCCAAAACTGAAAACTTCATAAAACCTCAACCCGGGGCGTAAAGCCGCCCCGCCGTTTGCTACTTACGTTTCGGCTCCGGATTATCGTCGCCATACTCCACACCCGCCTCAGCCGCAGCCGCTGCTATCGCATATTCCACCCGATCCGCCGTCGATTCCAATAACGTCAACGCCGTTAACTTCGTCTTCGGCGCCGCCGAATACACAACCTCCACGCCAAAATCCTTGAGATTCGTGCCATCGTTCTTAAACGAGTTCTTGCCGATACCATAGATACCGGTAGTCGCGAAACCAACTTTGCGTTTATAGTCCTTCAACGGATCTTCCACCCAGTTCCACGCTTTAGCCTCGGCTAGAACCCCGGCTTGAGCGCCCATGAACAAGTTCGCTGAGATAACCACATTACCGGTATTCTTGACGAACTGAGTATTCGTGTGCTCATGGACAACCACACCCTGATACATCCCCAACATCCCGGTAAAAATGTTATTCGCCTTATTACCGCGATCCCCGGCATACTTCTGGGCATCCAGCCACGTCTGATCACCGCGCAACTGCTTGGCAGCTTCTGGAGAAATAACCATTACGAACACATCGTCGCCGTCGATCCGCACCGGACACAGATTGTTGTTAATCGCCATGAACCGGGCATTGGCAATAACATCACAATTGAAAATATCTCCCGCCACAATCGCGTCCAGATTAGCGCGATCATTGACAAACACCTTATTCGTCGGGTTCGACGACAACGCCACGAAATACTGCAAATCAGTCAACCGCCCCTTCCACTGTTCCAGCAACGTCCGCGCCGAAGTTCTCAGCGAAATCGAAGTCTTCTGCTCCGTCAACGCGCCTTTCAAACGGATTGCATTGCCGTACTCATGGACCGTAACCTTTGCCGACCGGAAGTTCATCGCTTCCTCTTGACCGTCCAGCGTGCCGTCATCCAGCGGCGTAGTCAGCTGTGCAAAATTCACCAGCGGCAACATCAACGGATAAGTAACCGACGTCCCCGCCTTCGAGCCAAGCTCGGTAATCTTCTGGATAATCGAGTTCTCGCTCGTCCCGACAAACTTATCAAGGAAAAACGACTGCTGCATATAAATCGTCATGCACTTCGACAGCCAGATCGCCTCACACAAATCATCCGGAACATCCGACGGAGTGCCATAACCCTGCGCAGTTAGCGCCGCCATTGCTTTCGGGTTTTTACCCAACTCCGCCCGGACATGATCAGATACTGTAAATAGTTTAGACATACCTTCACCTCACAATTAATTTTTCATAAAAGCGCAGCGACCGATTGCGCCACGTTTTCAACATCGACACTAGCCGGTTTACCACCGCCACCCGCTGGCAGACCGCTAGTTTTCGGCAGATTAACCACATTCGTTACCGCCTTACCTGATGAGATATTCAGCGCGTGCTTGGCGCGGGACCACTCATTCTGGATAACGTACAAATCCGCGTCCGAATACTTCCCTGATTGCAACCGGGTAATCGCGCCCTGGACAATACTTCGTGTCCGCTCCGGAAGCTTACCAATCAGCTCATCTGATTTATCAGCCACCGCCTTAAACACCGCCGGATCCTTCGACTCCGAACCATACCAATCATTGAAATCCTGCTGCACCCCCTGAAACTTCGACTGCTCCTGCTGCTCCAGCGCCGCCTGCCGCTCCAATTCCGCGCGGTTGTTCACAATCTGCTGCTGCAACTCCCCCGCAATCGACATCAGATTACGCCGTTCAGCCGCTTTCTGCTCCGGAGTGACCCCGACATCATCCGCATCGGCAAACGCCCCGTGCTTGGCGATATAGCGTCTTTCTACCTCCGACTGAAACTTCTGCTGAAACGCCTCCGCCTGCAACCGTTCAACCTCCGGATCCGCCGGCCGCTGTTTGGCTTGTTCCCTTAGCTCCGCATTCTCGCGCTCGATCGCCGCCAACCGCTGCTCAATAGCTGATGGTTGTTGCTCTGGCGGCTCCGGCGGTTTTTCATCCGGCTTTTGTTCACCCTGTTCACCAGGCTCATTACCCTCCGTTCCCGCGTTCTCCTCATTCGTTTCGCCGGACTCCATTGCCGGCAGTTCAAAATCATCCGCCAGACCCAATTCAGCATTAAAATCAATTTCCTTTTCGTCCATTAACCCCTCACTTTTTTATTTATTGCACCCCGGGACCATTAATCCTCAACCGCCCTCCTTCACCCAAATCTTGACTGACATCCATCTGATTAATATCGTTAGCGCCCTGTGCGCCCTGAATCTGCTGTTGAGCCTGCGACCAGTTCTGCAAAATCCCCGCCTTATCCGGCCAGTCCGAAGTTTTCACCAGTGTTTCAAACATAATTGGCATCGGCACCCCGCATTTAACCGCGTCCAACGCCGAATAATGCTGCATCTGCCGGATTGAAACCGTGTTCGGCGTATCCGAGATAATTACATCAAACTCCCCCACCGACACATCGTTAATCACCTGGTCAATCGCCTGCCCGAACAGATCATACTGCGGTACCCGCTGATTAACCTGTACCTGCTGCTCTACGCCCTTCGGATCCGTCACCCGGACAAACACCTCGTGCGTCATAAACTGCTGAATCAAACCCTTCCTGCCGTCACCCCCCCAGAGCAAATCCAGAGCAGACCGCTTAAACGCCCGGAAATTGTCAAAGATATATGCGAAATACGTCGTACCCTGTTGAAGTTGCAGTTGTCTGGCCACTCCCGATTCCTGCGACGAAGATGACCCCATCATCGCCGGATTAATACCGGAAATATCGTCAAAATCACTCGCCAGCTTATCCTGCGCCTGAATCAACGCCACCGGCGGCACCTGCCCCTTCTCCTGCCGGAACTTGCCACCCGACAACGCACCCTCGTTAAGAATCAGGTTATATCCCGGTACCGCGCCATTGTCCTGGTAATCCTCCAGATTTTCCGGAGAAATTGCATCCTCTTCGAAAATATTCAACTGGCCATTCATCCGGTTCAGCGTATCAATCCACTGCACCGCCCGCTTGTTAATCTCCCGCTGCGGATCCTTCAAGTCCCTTATGACCCCCGCCGGAATATCATCCTCGCCCGTCCGGTAACAGACAAACAACGAGAACGGCAACGCGCCATGCAAATACGGTGAATCCGCCTCTTCCAGCTTAATCGAATCCAGATACACCGCGAATTTAATCTTCTCCACCGTGATTTTATGGTTAGAACCATCCTCCGCCGTGACCTCTTTAACCTCGACATCCTTAAACCAACACTCCACCACCCGCGCCCGGTTAAACCCGTCGAACCAGCGGAAATTCTGATTAGGATTCTCCGCAGGATTATATTCCGTCGCATAAGAACCAATCGCGTCCGCCTGCTCCGGATACAACTTTTTCAGCATATCCTTATCCGCCCAGCGGGCGTAGAAGATAAACTGGGCATCCGAGAAATCCGGCTCCCGTGCTTCCGGGTCAACATACACGTTAAACGACGAACACCGCTCAAAAACAATCTTCGGCTGCAGGTTCTCCTGATAGACAACCTTCAGATGCAACCCGCCCAACCCCGAGCGGATTCCGTCATCAAATACCAACCCCTCACGCCTTTGGTAGTTATCCTTCTGCTCGACATACAACGTCATCCCCTTGCGGATATCAGCGTAAATATCATCAAACTCGCCTCTGGCCACAAACGAAACATCAAACCGGTTCATCCGCTGGTACCCTGACAACAGATTAAGCCGCGCCCGGATAAAATTCTTCTTAATCGCCACCTTACCGGCATCGCCATAAGCCTTTAAGTCATCCTTGCTATAGACATCATTACCCCAAAACGCCAAATCCTCTCTGGCCTGCTTCTGGAACGGCTGCCAGAACGCCACCGCCCGCTGAAACTGCTTAACAAAATCCATCAAACCCACCCATTCATCTTCTTCGGTTTCAATTTCAACCCCGAACCCTTCCGCACCGGACCCGCGAACGACAACGCCAGCGCATCCCCTTTATT